TAGAAGTCATAACGAGTCCTGCGGCTCCAATACCGGTTCATTCCCTGCTGGTAGTTGAGATCGGCGCGAACAGAGATAAGCCCGAGAATAACGCCGTGTTCAGTGAACGACTGACTGAAACCATGGTTATGTGCGACTGCCGTACCGAATGCAGAGAGTGAGCCCGCAGGCGTACCACTGTAACCAGTAGACGTATCGTTAGCCGTTCCGGAAGTCTGCGCGATGGGGTTGATAGAGATCGGTGTAGAACCACCGCCAAGGTATTCAGGGCGCTGCAAACGCGCATCCGGAGACGTAACACCAAAATGGCTTTTAACAATTTCAGTGTAGCGCGTACCACCACGGGCATCCCTCTCTAGCAAACGTTGAATCTGGAAGGCCTGCCGAATCTGATTGATCGTCGCAGCAGTAGCCTGCGAGAGATCGGCGGACAGCTTGGGGTCATTCCACCCGAGGAAGGAATTGTTCGCCCCTGGCGTTTCAACAGTGACGGCGGTAGACGTAGAATTCTGTTCCAGCCGGCCCGCCGACGCGCCCGGATTCTGAGCCCAGAAAGTCGGCTGAGCATGCAGAGACGAAGGAACGACCGGAGCGGATCCACCGATGGGAAGGGTGACCGGATCGCCCTTCTGAGTCCAGGGAAGACACGAAGTGAAATAGTCGTGCCTCTTGCCACGATGAAGAAGGGAGAACGTAGTCCAGTCGTCGTCCGTGTCACCCATCGGAACCGGCCTGGAAGACTGGAGGTTCTCATCGCGGAACCAGTCGTTCCAGATTTTGTTGTAGGCGCGAAGCGGCAACGCCGAATGCTTGTACATAGCGCCAGACTGGACCTGCCCGGCAGTCGGGAGGCCGAGATAGTCATAGATGGAGCCGACAGAGTACCCACCCGTGTTCGAATTGATCTGAGGAATCAGATAGTCGATGGTGTCCGTCGGGTTGTCCTGCTGACCCATGAACCGCTGCCAGTTAGACCAAACCAGCCGGTTCGGCACGAAGAAGAAGAAAGACTCCAGATACATGTTGTCCACGATGGGGACGATAGGCGTCGCCAGCCGAGCGAACAGCGTCGCCTTGAGATTGAACGTGTCGCCTGGATAGACCTCCTCCAGGTAGATCGGAATAAGCACTCCGGAGTTAAAGGTGGTCTTGTACGAGCTTTCGATACGGAAGCCCGAGCGCGGGATATCCGCCCTGGGGACCATTGCGAAGTCATGGACGTTGACGGAGCGATTGCGATGCACAGTGATTCTCCTTGAAAAAGAGGGGGCCGAAGCCCCCGAAGCACCCGACAGGATCAAACCTTGATTTTCAGATCCTTACCGATACCGACCATTTCGGGGTTGACCGTCTCGAACGACCCGTTGGAGTCGTCGAACTCACCGAGGTAGTACAGATCGAAGTCGTCGGGGTGCTGATTGAGCTGATTGTCCTGGCTGACACGGTTGATCTCGTCCGAGAACGAGCGAATAGCCGAGCCGACAGTGTTGGAATAGAAAGGCCGGCCGTACAGATCGGCCGCGCGGTCACGAATACTAAAGACCTTGTAACGCATTGTTTCTTTCCTTGTTGAATCGCTCCTTAGCCTGGGCGCATGCCTCGCGGACTCGGAGCCTTTCGGGTGTGTGATTTTCCGAATTAGACATAGCGGCCTGAAACCGCTTGAACTGATGAGACTCTAGAACTTCATTGGCGATGACCTCCATGTGAGTGTCGAAGTAGCGAGGAATACATTTCACCTTGCCATCTATGACCATGCCGCCAGCATCACTAGCGTACAGATCAGGCCAATAGCGACGAAGCCAGCCAAGCCCGATACCAGGACGTAGAGACATATGCGCAAACTCTGGCGAAATGACATGAAGCTCTCCTGTGTAAGGGTTGACGCGTTGATAGTGCTCCGCAGCGCGGGCACCAGTTATTTTCTTGGTGGCGTAGACGGCGCAGTAACGGGCGGAGGCGTAGGTGACTTCGCCGAGCGAGATATTTCCTTGTCCCCACAACGAACGGATTGTTTCTGAATCGTAAACATCGGACTTGGCGTACACGCTGTTTGACTTGACGCGATCAGGAACAGCGAGACCAAAGAGCAGCGCGTGATAGTGAGGGCGTTGGGTAGTTTCACCGTATTCACCACACATGAAGAAGCGGAACGGCCCGAATTTCTTCCGGGCCCGCTTCATGAACAATTGGAAATGACGATAGTCGAGAGAACCATCGGAGGGCACGTGCTCGTCGTCGTAGGTCAACGTTAGAAAAACGTTGTCCTGGTGCATCTTGGATTCGCAGTAGCAGCGGATAGCCCATTCTTCCCGCTTGCGGATCCTGCAACCGATGCACTGGCCACACGGTAGTTGGATTTCCCGATGGGCCTTTTTTTCAGAGAACGAAACCGGACCGCCGTCCAGCGGTTTGAACGCTGTAAGCGGCCGGTAGCACGTCACAGACGCCAGCCACCACGCATGACCTGACGGTTCACGTTGGCGGTCTTGGTGCGCTGGGTGTTGCGCTTGAACTGGTGCGCCGAGGCGCCCTTGTGTACCTGGAATCGACGAGCCATAAGAAGCCTCCGATGGAGATAGTGACGACCTGATGGTGTCACTAATACCAGTCCATATCAAGTAGGCGGACTGGTAGCGGCCGGAGGCCGGAGAAGAGGGAGCGGTTGACGCTCCCTCACCACGGGGGCCCACGAGGGGCGCGACGAGGGCCCGATAGGGCCCTCGCGCCCCTGTGGGCTCCGTGGAGAGCGAGCGGGGGGGGGTAGAGGTAGGGGGATAGAGAGTAGCCGCTCGAAGGGCGTAGGAGCCCGGAGAAGAGGCCAGAGGCCTAGACAGGTTTTATACCTGATATTTATGATATTTTTGTTTTATTTTTGATTTTTTTATTGAATACTTATTGCGGGCAATACAAACGGCCCGCTAGGAGTAAACAGTGAGTGAAGACAGAAAGAAGACCCCAACAACGTTGTATATTTATCGATACACGCACATCAAGAGCGGTGACAAGGTGGGAGTCTCTTCCATCGCAGTCATGGCCAACGATGGAGCCGAAGGCGAAAAGCTCGCGATTAAGCGAGCAGAGGCGAGAGGACACAAGAACATTCGATTGGGTCCAGCAAGGATCTACTGAAGATCCTTTTTAAGAAGAAGGGGGGCCGAAGCCCCCCTTTTTCATTCCCCTGGCGGAGGAGTAGGCGCCGGCGGCGCCAGACCGAATTTGCGCATTTCGTCCAGGTTGGACGGATTAGCGCAATACTCAAGGAAGCGCTGTGGATCGTTACCGAGACGATCACGAAGAGCCGACGGCATAGCGAGGAACGCGCGCTCCGCTTCGCGGACCGCATGAATAGCCTCGCGGTAGTCGGACACACCGTCGAAATCACCGAACTGAGGCACCCGGATGGATTCCGGAAGTTTGCCGGTGACGCCGAAGTTGCGAACAATGTTGTTGATGTTCGCATCCGCTTCCTGAGATTGAATGGTGCGAGTAGGTTCCGGGCAGAGAAGCCCGTGAGCATCCGACCAGGCACGACGGTCGAAGTTGACCGACGACCGACAGACGGGAAAGACGACAGCCTTAGACTTAGACATGGTTATTGCCTCGTTTTGAGATAGATCATGTACAGCTTGGCAGCTTCAGCGACAAGGCCAGAGCCTTTAGCCCAGCCACCGAGCATTTCATAGAACTGGGCATCCGCTTCCTTCTGACTGAGCCCGAGTTTAAGACCACGATTTACGTACTTCTGGTGGGCGATCACCAACGGCTTCATCGCCGTTTCGCGCTCGTAATCATTCTGCGCGCGTTTAGCATTGACAGCAGCTTCTTCCGCAGCTGCTTTAGCCTGGGCGGTCTCGGACCGCATCTTTTCGGTACCGAGGTTGTAGCGTTCGGCCGCGACAGCGCTGGGACCGGCCTCGCCCAAAGGACCGAGCGCCTTAACAGCATTCTGATAGTCCGGCAGAGACTTGTTGATGATGTTCTGAATATCCTGACCTTCCGCGATAGCGCGCTCCTTAGTCGCGGTAGTGCGAGCGAGGTTTGTTTGTTCCTCGGTCAGCTTGTTCTGCACGAACATGCTTTTTATAGCCGCAGCAGTAGAAGCGCCTTTAGCGGCACCCTCCCCTGGATTAAAGACCTGCGGTTGATTCGGTACCGGAGCGCCATTCTGATACGCGAGCATCGGATTAAGACCAGCGGCCTTGAGGTCCTTGACCTGCCACTGATAACGCTTTTTGTACATATCCTTAGACTGAGCAGCCGATTGGCTGCTAGCCCACATACTGCCGCCAGCGCCGAGAGCAGCAGCACCGACCATTGCGGCACCAGTTATTGCCGGCATTTTTTTGACTCCCGAATTTCGATCATTTTATCCACCAGATCGGATATCTCCTCCAGGGAGGGGACTTTCGTCCCCTCCCTAAGATAGCCGGGATGAAGCAACCACGACGCAAGAACGCCGAAGTAGTAGTCCCAGAGATCCATCAGAAGTGATCCACCAGACCCGGCACCGAGTACATGGGGAGCGGACGAGCGCACTTGTTCACAAAGAGAGCATCCAACAGGAACTGCTGACCAGTCTGTTCCGTGGTGGCGATGATGCGATCGACCGGCGGGTTGTCCTGGATGAACGTGTCATTCAACGTCGGAAGCGCAGTGAATTTCTGCGCGAGATGCCAAATGTCGAGAGGTTGCGAATAAGTCGACCTGAGCATCCCCGTGATAAGCGAAGGCTTGTAACGAAGTTCCGCCCACCGTTCCTGATAACCAAACACCTCATCGTCGGTAGACGTACCAGTGAGATAAATTTCTTTGTTGTACACGGGCTGCTCGCCCAGGTGCGAGAAAACCGGCCAGTAGAAGTCATAACGAGTCCTGCGGCTCCA